GGCCTAGCGGTAGGTATGGAGATTGTAGTAACTGGCGTAGATGCTACCTTTAATGGTACCTACACAATCTCAACCGTACCTAGCACAACTACCTTTACCTATGCTAAGACCGCATCTAACGTAACAAGCCAAGCTGCCACCGGTAGCGTATCTAGTTACGTTCAGCACTTTGTAGATTACAACGCAGGTATCGATGACAAGGTATATGCGATGTGTGATGATGGTGTCTACTGCTACTGGATTACTAACGTAACTAGCGGTGGTTCTACCAAGTTAACTATGTATAAGAAGTTGCTATCAGATTACTCAACTGTTGCAGCAACTCAAATGTTTCAGGTTACTGGTCTTACCGTTACCAATGGCGTAATGGAGTTCACCAAGGAACGTATCGTTGCTTGTATCAATAACGCAGTTTATGAGATTGCAACTAATGCAACTGCGCTACCTACTGCAGTTTATACACACCCAGTAAATGACTTTACTTACACCAGCATTACCTCATCAGGTGTTGCTATCTATGTAACAGGTTTCTCTGGAACTCAATCTAATATCCAGAAGTTTACTCTTGCATCTAATGGAACTATGCCTACCTTGACATCTGCTATCACTGCAGCAGAGATGCCATCAGGTGAGCGCATCTATAAGATTGCTTACTACCTTGGCTATATGATGATTGGTACCACTAAGGGTATTCGTGTAGCTGCGGTAGCAGATGACGGATCTCTAGCATATGGTCCTTTGATTTGGGAGAATAGCCAACCTGTCTATGACTTTGCATTTAGAGATAGATATGCGTGGGCTGCAACTAGCGTAGAAGATGAACCTGGAACTATCCGTATCGACTTAGGTACGCAGATTACTCCACTGGTATTTCCTTATGCTTACGATACCTACAAGCCTACTGGTAGCACAGCACACGAGACTACTGCTTGTGCTTTCATTGATGGCACTGACCGACTAGCATTTACAACTAATGCTACAACTACTGCTAATGGTTCTGTCTACATTGAATCAAGCACTCGTCTAGTAGAAGAGGGAACTCTTCGTATTGGATACGTTCGCTACAATACAGTTGAAAATAAAATCTTTAAGTACATAGTTCCTAAGTTTGATACCACCAATGGTGGGTTAGTAGTCAAGTCTGTGGATCAGTACGATAATGAATACTCACTTGGTGCCTACTCACAAGGCTCAACCGTAGGTGAGATTGGTATTGGTTACCCAATCGGTGCACAGCAGTATCTTGGCTTTATCTTTACCTTTACCCGTAGCGATAACGATGATACTAAGGGTCCACTATTTACTGGCTACCAACTCAAGGTGCTACCTGCCGTTCCACGTCAGCGTCTAATCCAGTATCCGTGCTCCCTATTCGATAGCGAATCAGATAAGTTTGGTAATAAGTCTGGCTATGACGGGGCCGCATATGACCGTTTAAAGACCATAGAAGCCATTGAGAGCAACGGAGATACCATCGTTATCCAAGACTTTAGACCTACCGGTGGTGAGACCTATACGGGCATTATCGAGGAAATTGACTTTATCAACAAGACACCTACCGACAAACGCTACTCAGGATGGGGAGGCCTCTGCCTTATCACCATCCGTACTATCTCATAAGGAGAGCAATGACTATAGACCAATGGGCTACCACCATCTCAGGTTTCCTTGCCGTTCTAATCGCCGTAGGTGCGGGGTTTAGATGGCTAATAAAGCACTATTTAAGCGAGCTTAAACCTAATGGGGGCAGCAGTATGAATGACCGCCTAACTAAATTGGAGACTAAGGTAGAGATTATCTACGACATACTCAAGGATAGATAATGAAAACTAAACGAGAGAAGTTCGTCGAAGTAGCACTCGCTGAGGTAGGAACCAAAGAGGGTCCTAAGAATAATGAGACTAAGTATGGCGCTTTTACCAAGCATAACTTTCAGCCTTGGTGTGGTTCTTTTGTTATGTGGTGTGCTGCTCAAGTAAAGGCAAAACTACCTAACGTAGTCTGGACACCTGGTGGTGTTGAATCATTTAAAGGAATAGGACAATGGTCTAATGCAGAATCTGCTACTCCCAAGCCTGGCGATATTGTTTTCTTTGATTTCCCTGGCGGGGATAAAGTGGATCACGTCGGTATTGTTATCAAGGATAACTTAGATGGAACGGTAACTACCGTTGAAGGCAACACAGTTGCAGATGGAAAACAAGGTTCTCAATCTAATGGCGGAGAAGTCTGCTTAAAGATTAGAGCGTACAAACAGAAGAATAGAAAAAGACTACCGGTATATATCAGTGGATTTGGCCATCCACGATGGGGGAAAATGTGAAGATTAACAAGAAAGTATTTGAAGTATGGGCAAAGTGGTTCGTAGGTAACCTACTTACAGCAGTAGTAGTTATTGGTAAGTCACCACTTGATTTCTCAACAGCAGATTGGAAGAGCGCAGCTAACGCAGTATGGCTTGCATTGGTACCAGTAATCATTGCTTGGGCTAACCCTAAGAATGATTTAACTATGACTATCAAAAAGTAATAAGGTCTGACTGCGAGGCTACAGCCCCACCCGAAAGGGTGGGGTTCTTTTTTTATGCCTGAAAGTCGGGCTTATCAGCAGGGCAAGGAAGAGTTACCTTGGCATCGCAGTTAATACACTTGCCTTCTAGGAACCACCAAGAGATAGCGTAGTCATCAAAGCTGATAATGGTTTCAAAGACAGTGCAACCGCAGATGCAGATATGAGTAGGTCCTATCGATCTGAGGTCTGGTGCGAACTTCTCTGGTATATTCTCCATTAGTTTCTTGGCAGGGTAGGTAGACGGAAGGTGGGATGTACTACCGTAAGTACCTCGCCTGGCTATACTCCGAGCCGCCAAGGCTCGGTGCCGTACAGTAACTCGCCTACGGCTCGTATTATACTCAAACCCCATTAAGACGTGTCGTAAGACACGCCGAAGCCACGCGATGTGATATGATTAATTTATGGCACGCATCTACTCGGTGAAGATATTTGGACAGAAGTATCGCATTGACTATGCCTATAACGAAGAAGATAGTTATGGAATGACTGATCCTGCTACTAATCGTATCTCTATTAGACATCGCCTACCAGAAGATAAACTCGTACGTGTACTAATGCACGAAGTAGCTCACGCAGTTATCTTTGAATCTCTACTATGTGATAGAAAGAGATTTAATATCGAAGAAGTCTGCGACCTAGTGGGCTATCACATTGTGGATATGTTAAAAGATAATCCAGCTCTAGTTGAATGGCTCTTTGGATATAAAGCAGAAGAGGTAGTTGACAAACCTGCGGAAGTAGAGAGTAAGATTACACTCCCAGAAAGAAAGGTAGATGATGGATAAAACAATCCCTATCATTAAAGAAGATATGATTGAAAAAATTATAGAGCGCATATCAGAAGAACGTGTAAGTTTAAATATCTATGGAACTAGTAATGAAGATAGCTTTCTATCTGGTATCAACGAGGGAATTGACAGAGTGCTTGATGCACTGAAAGAATTAGAACTATGAAAGATTTCCTAGTAGATATTCTCCACGCTAAGGAGAACTCACGACCACGTTCTACTCAGGTACAGATTGGACCATCAGAGTTAGGTGGTTGCCGTCGTAAGGTTTGGTATAGATTAAATGACCAACCTGAAACTAATGATAGTGAAATGAAATTAGCTGCCATTATGGGTACTGCTATTCACGCACATATTGAAGAAGCGTTGGCTACTGCAGATCCTACTGGTAAGAAGTATGTTGTTGAGCAGACCGTTGAATACGGAGAGATGAAAGCTCACATTGACCTATGGATTCCTGAGACTGGTGATGTTGTTGATTGGAAAACAGTTAAGAAATCAAACCTTAGCTACTTTCCTAGCACCCAACAGCGTTGGCAGGTTCAGGTTTATGGTTACCTACTTGACAAAAGCGGGAAGGGGAAGCCCGTTAATGTTAACTTGGTAGCCATTGCACGTGATGGAGATGAGCGAGACATAAAGGTCCACTCTGAACCATACGACCCGTCGATTGCAGAAGAAGCACTGAACTGGCTATCTGCAATCAAGGAATCAACCGAAGCTCCTGAGCCGGAACGTGATGAGAACTATTGTAAACATTACTGCAAGTATTACGACGCTAGTGGGGAACTTGGCTGCGTAGGACTTAAAAAAAAAGATGGCAAAGTAGTTGAGGAAAATTTAATAGCGGATCCAGATGCGGATAAGGCGGCCTTGCTTTATCTGCAACTGGGTCAGCAAATTAAAGAACTGGAAGAGAAGCAAGAGGGTTTAAAAGATTCACTTGCGGGTCTACTTGGAGTGACCCAATCAGGTCTAGCAATTAACTGGACTACTGTTGCAGGACGTAAGACTGTAGATACCAAAGCTCTTGAGTTAAGTGGGATAGAGATACCATACAAAGAGGGCAAGGAATCACAACGATTAACTATCAAACAAACTGGAGGAAACTAAATGGCTGCACCGGAATCAACGGCTTTGCAGGTTAATTACAAGTTGCCTGATGGCACACTTGTTAATGTGTATGCGATGGACCAAACACATCTTGAAGCATTGCTTACATCTATTGGAGATTTATCAACACTAATTACTGCTACTGCTGCACAACTTGGTGCTAACACCACACCTGCAGCTAACCTTGCTAATGCAAAGGTGCAACTAGGTGCTACCGAAATTTCTAGCGATAAGGTATGTAAGCACGGATCGATGTCATACAAAGAAGGCGTAAGCGCTAAGGGTCCGTGGAAAGGCTGGATGTGTGCTGCACCAAAAGGTGCAACAGACAAGTGCCAAACTATCTGGGTTCGATAACCAATGCGTGGGCCCTGGTGGTATGAGGAGCCCGCTTGTGCTGAAGTAGGAAGTGACTTCTGGTTTCCAGATAAGGCAGAAGATTCACGAGAGATACAAATGGCTAAACGTCTATGTCATTCGTGCACCCATAAAGAAGAATGTTTAGAGTGGGGAATCAATAACGAGATGTTTGGTATCTGGGGTGGTCTAACCTCGAAAGAACGTCAACGTATTAGAGTAAAGAGAAAGAGGCAAAGTGCTTAGTTTAACTAGGGCTTGGAGTGGTGCTAATACCAAAGCAACACCTCTGCCTGATGTTTGGAAAGCACTTAAAGAGAAGTCAATACGCTTCAGACGTGGACAAGTCTGTATGGTGGCAGCTGCTCCCAATGCAGGTAAGTCTATGTTCGCTCTTGTCTATGCAATACAAGCAGCTAGACCAACCCTATTCTTCTCTGCAGATACGGACATAACGACGGTGATGATCCGTGCAGCAGCACATATATCAGGTCACTCACAAGTGACAGTTGAATCTAACCTTAATAATAGTAGTAGATACTATGATGAATACTTCGAGAAGATTAAACACATCCAGTGGGTATTCGATTCATCTCCATCACTAGATGATATTGAGTTAGAAGTCAAGGCATACATAGAACTCTATGGAGTTGCTCCTGAATTAATAGTAGTAGATAACCTAATGAATGTTGCAGCTGAGACTGACAACGAATGGGCCGGACTTCGTGCAATTATGATGGAGTTGCACGATATGGCTCGTAGTACAGAAGCTTGCGTCTTAGTGCTACACCACGTATCAGAGGCAAGTGAGTATGGTAATGGCACAGAGCCAGCGCCACGCAGAGCAATTCAAGGTAAGGTGGCGCAACTACCTGCGTTAATTCTTACGCTAGGCTATGACCCTATGGGTAAGTTACTTAAAGTTGCATCAGTTAAGAACCGATTCGGTCCACATCAGGCTGATGGTAGAGACTATACGCAACTAGATACTAACTACGCAGCTTGCCAGATTACAGATATGAATTTAAACAACCATATATTTAAGCAGTTCGATCAAGGGGCTTTATATCAATGAACACCAACCTAGTTATTTTGCCTACTAGAAGTAGGCCAGATAATGCAGAGCGTTGCATCAACGCTTTAAAAGAACATAGCGTAATGTCAGATTTTGTTATCGCTATTGATGATGACCAATCAGATTTATACCCACGCTTAGATGGTGTTACCTATGAAGTAAACCCACGCTTGCGTATGAATGGCACACTTAACCTAGTTGCTAATAAGTATGTAGATAAGTATGAGACTATCTTCTTTCTAGGTGATGACCACTTGGTGCAGACACCTAGTTGGGATGAATATTTAACTAAGGCTATTGCACATAAGGGTTATGGTCTTGCTTATGGCAATGACCTACTACAGAAGCATCAGTTAGCTACAGCAGTAATGATGTCTACTAACATCATCAAGGCAGTAGGTTATATGGCACCGCCTAAGTTGGTGCATCTATATATGGATAACTACTGGATGATTCTTGGTCAACGTCTTGGTACCTTGTGGTACTTCGATAACGTAATCATTGAACATCTACATCCTGTAGCCGGTAAGGTGGAATGGGATGAGCAGTATCGTGAAGCAAACTCTAACGAGGTAGCTAATGCAGATCGTATGGAGTTGCATCGCTATATGGAAGAGGACTTTGCAGGCGAACTAGAGAAGATTACAACAGCACTCGGACTATGAAACAAGTAATCTCTTATTCACTTTACGGCAAAGATATGCGCTTCTTAGTTGGCGCTATCAAGAACGCAGAGTTGGCACAGAGATTCTTTCCTGGTTTTACTTGTCGCTACTACTATGGCAAGAGCGTACCTAAGTGGGTGCTATCTACGTTATTAGTATTTCCACACGTAGAGTTAATTAAGGTAGATGATGATGAGAATAGCATCTCTAGGACGTGGCGCTTTATGGCTATGGCTGATGAAGATGTAGATGTGGTGCTATCTAGGGATGTGGATGCAAGGCTATCACTTCGTGAAGCTGAGGCACATCAAGAGTTTATGGATAGTGAGTTTAACTTTCATATAATTAGAGACCATCCAACAGGTCACGGCTATCTAATTAGTGCCGGTATGTTTGCTATGAAAACTAAGAAGTATCGGGAACTGATGCGTAATATGCTAACGCAACACGAGTTCCGTGATGAGTATATGGCAGACCAGAACTTTATGACCTATGCAATATATCCACACGTTGCTGCTGATTGTCTAATTCACGATCAGTATTACAACTATATGCCTACTCCACCTAGCGAGAAGCGATATATAAAGCGCAAACCTTTATCTACCTTATCGCACATAGGATGTGCAGTGGATGAGAATGATGTCTATATCTACCAAGCTGATAGAGATATGGCAATACAAGAGACAGGACACGTAACGTATATGTATGACTGGGGGAATGATGGACGTATTAATCACGGGCAGTGAGGGATTTGTTGGTAAATACTTTAGAGATAACTTTGATGGTCATAACGTAACCGGTATTGACATTAAAGATGGTATAGATTGCCGTGACTTCTTCAAGAAAGAAGATAAGCAATATGATCTTGTTATCCATTTAGCTGCTATCGTAGGTGGTAGAGAATCTATTGAGGGTAGACCGATGGCAGTTGCCGATAATCTATCTATCGATTCAGAGTTCTTTCAGTGGTGCTTAAAGACTAAGCCAAAGAAGATTGTTTACTTCTCATCTAGTGCTGCATATCCAACATACTTGCAGACTGAAGGCTCACGTACACTACACGGAAAAAATATTTATTTACAAGAAGGTGATATTAACTTGACTATGATTGGTCAACCTGATATGACCTATGGTTGGAGCAAATTAACAGGTGAATATCTTGCCCAGTTTGTACCAAATGTCCATATTTTTAGGCCATTTTCTGGCTATGGATGGGATCAAGACCTGACTTATCCGTTCCCAATGTATGTTGAACGTGCGCTTGCAGAGCAAAATCCATTTGAAGTATGGGGTCCAGGCACACAGACACGTGATTTTATCCATATGAAAGATGTAGTCAATGCAACTATGACTGCAGTATATGAGAACATTACTGGTCCTATTAACTTAGGAACTGGTCGTGCTACTTCATTCATTGAGTTAGCAGAGATGTGTATGAAAGAAGTTGGATACAAAGGTGAGATTGTAACTAGACCTGATAAGCCGGTTGGTTGTATGCACCGAGTGTCGGATAACACAAAGCTCTTATCATTTTATACACCTAAGATAACATTAGAACAAGGAATAGCAGAGGCGGTTGATTTACTAGGATGAAGCACGAAACGGAATTGAATTATGTCAAGAATAAAATTAAAAAGTTGGAAGATGATTTTGCTGGTTTCGCTAGCCTACTTATCGAGTCCGGTATTGTACAGGTGGAAGAACAAGATGGTGAGCTACGTTACAAGGTTAACAAAGTGAAGTTAGATGAGCAGTCCGAAGTACAATAAGACTAAGGGTGCTACCTTTGAACTAGATATCATTAAGTGGTTTAGGAAGTTAGGCTTTAACGCAGAGCGTCTGCGCCTTGCAGGTAAAGATGATGAAGGTGATGTCGTAGTTATCGTTGCCGGTGAAACCTATCTATTTGAATGTAAAAACACAGCCAAGTTAGAACTTGATAACTTCTGGAAACAAATAGAAGTTGAAGCAGCTAACTATGCTAAGGCTAGGAATACCAAGACACCTTTTCACTACGTCTTATGGAAGCGTAAGCGTAAGGGGATCAATCAGACGTGGGTAATCTGCTCACTTGAACAATGGCTAGAGGAGAAGAAATGAAAAAGAAAATAGCTGCAGTGGTTGCAGTTGGATTAGCCGCAACGGGATTGGCTGCTTGCGGTTCAGATGCAAAAATTGCTGCAAGTAATATTTCAAAAGCGGCAGAACAATTTGAAGTTAATCGAAGAATTGTATTTTTTAATGGTATTACAGACAAATATTTATTAGAAATTACAGGCTTATGTTCAGTTGAAACCGCTGAGTCTGCACTTGGAGGATCATTAGAAGTAACTTGCAAGACTGGACCAAATTCATTTAAGAAGCATTACTTAGGTCTTAGCGATAATGTTTCTTATTTAGTTGAGCAAATTGAAGGCATTAGCGTTAGCACATATAACTATCGTGTTATCTTTAAGCCAGATGTTATTCTTCCAAATATTGATCTAAAAACTCAGGTAGGTAAATAATGCCAATTCCACACGGACAGATAACAAGTTCAGAGATCTGGACACAACCCGCTGAACCTGAAGAACCAGCAGTAGAGGAGAAGGAAGATGAGCAACTTCCAGACGGACAGGAATAGAATTCTTGAAGAACTTATTAAGTTGGCTGAAAAGCCAGAGCATATTCATTTTCTTATAGAACTATCAACCGATAAACAAGTAGAACATTTAAAGCGTATTGAAGAACTTAAGAAAGAAAACTATGTATTAAAGAACCAGCGTGACTGGATGCTTAACAAGATACTTGAAAGGGTCAATAGAAATTGATTTGCAAAATGTGTATTGGTGCAGGTAACGCTAACTCTATCGGTGATACCGGCAGTGCAAGCGTACTGCACTCTCAATGCGAGGGGGATTGCACGTGTCAGCACAAGGTTGGCAAAGGCCACGTTCAGGCAAAAGAGGGCAAGGCTCCTCTGATGCAAACGCAGTCTCCATAAAGGCAGTCGTTTCTTACTACGGGGGCGAAGTAAAAGATGGTAAAGCTACACCGGTTAAGTGTGTATTGCATAACGATAGTAGGGCCAGTGCTGTTATCAACTCATACGACAACCTTTATTACTGCCATACTTGCGGTAAAGGTGGCAACGCAGTAAATATAATTATGATTAAAGAGGAGTTGGAGTTTAGAGATGCACTCAAGCGAGCACACGAAATCGTTGCTGGAAGCGGCCAATCGTTACGCGGATCGGATAGACGAGGCAACGCTAAATTATCTAAGCGCTCGTGGAATATCTGAAGAGGTAGCTGGTTTATATTCATTAGGCACAGTTGTTGATGCGCTGCCTGGTCACGAACACCATACCGGTTGGTTATCTATTCCATATATCACTGCGTTAGGTAAGTGCGTAGGCTTTAAGTTTCGTAGATTAGATGATGCTAAACCTAAGTATGGTTCACCTCTTGGTCAGGTCAGTCATCTCTATAACGTATCTGATATAACTAAACGTAGTGCACGCATTGTAGTTTGCGAGGGTGAGTTAGATACCATCGTGGTATCAGGTGTACTTGGTCTACCTGCAGTTGGTTGTCCGGGTGTAGCTGCTTGGAAGCAGCACTATCCACGATTACTTAATGGTTACGATATGGTTTATGTTGCTGGAGATAATGACATCAAGGAAGATGGAACTAACCCAGGACAAGAGTTTGCTCGGCGTGTCGCAAGTGAGGTGATTAACGCAACTATAGTATCCTTACCTGCAGGTTTAGACATAACGGACTATTACCTACAAAATGGATATGATGAGACGAGAAGATTATTTGGGGTTGCAAGTGATATGTTTTAATTGTGGATATGAAATTAATGATGTTGCTTATGTAGACCATTTTGATTATCAAAAAAAATACTGCTATGGATGTAAGGAAGCAAAGTCTATACATACCACTAGCACTATGCAGGTTAACAAACCATCAAGCGATACCTTTGAGAGTAAGGTAATGAAAACTTATCTTGAAGCACAAAGTATCTTATTATCTAAGCACGCAGATTATGGTCCACTTAATATTGCTAATGCACCAGGTGGTGCGCTCAATGGGTTACGTGTACGTATGCACGATAAGACTGCACGTATTAACCACCTAATAGATAACGCTAAGTATAAAAACCCTGAGCACGAATCGTTACGCGATTCATTCCTTGATCTTATGAACTACTCAGCTATTGCCCTATTAGTTATAGATGGTCAATGGCCAACATCTGATAGCGGTCCTGATTGTGACTGAAGTTAAAACAGAATTAATATTAGGCAATGCCTTAGAAGAATTGCCTAAAATAAAAATAAAAGAAAAAAAATTTGTAATTGTAACTGACCCACCTTTTAATGTTGGTTATCACTACAATACTTATAAAGATAATATGAACTCAGAAGAATATTACGAAATGTTAGGAGAAATATTTCAGCATTCTTCTTTTGTAGTTATTCATTACCCCGAAGAAATTTATAAAATAGCATTTCAAGTTGGTGAATTTCCAGATAAAGTTGTTAGTTGGGTATACAATTCTAATACAGCAAAGCAACACAGAGATATAGCATTTTTTGGTATCAAACCAGACTTTAAAAAGTATGGTCAACCATATAAAAATCCTACAGATAAAAGGATTCAACAAAGAATCGCTGCAGGTAAGACAGCTAGACTTTATGATTGGTGGGAAATAAATCAAGTCAAGAATGTATCTAAAGATAAAACTGAGCATCCTTGCCAAATGCCTTTGGAAGTAATGAAAAGAATTGTAGGTATTCTGCCATCTGACTATACCATAATTGACCCTTTTATGGGTTCTGGAACAACAGGCTTAGCGTGTAAATTATTAAATCGTAATTTTATAGGGATTGAAATGGATTCTAAATACTATGATATTGCCAATCAAAGAATTAAAGATGGCAATGACTGACTTACATCCGGCGCTTTATGATATTGTGCCAAGCGTTGCCAGAGTTATAGCTCGTAGGTTTCATAGGTTTGTAGATGAGGCAGATGTAAGACAAGAGTGTTACCTATTTGCAGCAAGTAAGCATACAAAGTTTAGAGAATTACTAGATGAACCCAACCCTGAAGTGCGTGCACAGAATGAACGTAAGATTGGTTGGCAGATTAAAAGAGTTGCAGAGCGCTACGCTAGAAAAGAAAAGGCAACTAAGGTTGGTTATCAGATAGGTGATGAAGCCTTTTATGAGACCACTACCATCGCACAATTACTTCCATTTGTTATCTCCTCTATCCTAAAAGGCTCGCCCCTTGAGCAAGGTCAGCAGTTGGTAGATGATGGTCAGCCGAAGAAACCTTCTGCTCCGGCTGAATCAGGTAACTTTCTTGCTATCTTAATTGATATTAAGAAGGCCTACCAACTGCTAGACCTAGAGGATAGGGATGTATTAGAGAAGCGTTACTTCGATGAGTGGACACTTAATCAGTTAGCTCAGTTCCTAGAAGTATCTATCTCTACCGCTGATCGTAGAGTGGCTAACGCTATGAGTAAGCTACAAGATAATCTTGGCGGAGATAATCCTTGGTATTAAAAGAACCAGAGTTATTTGAGTTCCTCAAAGAGTTCTACTACCCAGACTTAGAGAAGTCTGAATCTAAGTTTGCTACCTTTGATTGCTTATCTCGCAAGCAACGTCTATATATGGAACTAAAGTCACGTAACAAACACTATGACGATTTGATTATTGAGAAGATAAAGTATGAGGCTATCAGAGGTGCAGCTTATTTTCTTGGTTATTCTCCTTTGTATGTAAACTCCACACCTAATGGTGTATGGTCATTTGATTTAAACGTTATGCCTGAACCTGAGTGGGAAGATCGTTGGCTTCCTCAGAATACAGAGTTTAACTATCGTGGTAATAAGACTAAGGTTGTTGGTTACTTACACATCAAGGATGGCAAGCAACTATGAGATATCAATACAAGTGCAACCAATGTAATAGTGAACTAGAAGTAGAGCGTAGTATTACTGAAGAGGAGCGTGCTCCTATTTGTATGGACTGCCACGCTACTATGAGTAGGGTATGGAGCGCTCCTGCTATTGAGTTTCGTGGTAAGGGTTGGTATAGCACAGACAAGTAAAAACCCCTACCAGGAAAGGTATAACCGGTAGGGGTTCGTTCATTAGGAGAACTCTCTTACTCTAACATAACCATAACGTGAACGCAAGGGTCTCCGCCCTCATCCCATTCAGCTTGGTTCTCCTCGCTCTCATACTCATAAGTACCCTCGTGAGTGTTGCAAATGATCGGGCTAACCCAACCCATAAGTATTCCGTAGCGTACCCAATACCTAAACAATTTATCTTTCATCAGTACCATCCGTGTCTATCGGAGTGACGTAAAGCGGTACAAGCACCTCGTTCTCCGTATCGGGTCTCGATGTAGCGAAGTCCTCTAAGAATTTGGATTGCAGGATCTCTACTTTTCTCTCCAAGCAACTGAGCAATTCCGAAAGCTGTTGATGTTGGGTTATCTGCGAGCTGGTCAAACCTGCTCTCACGGGTCCAAAGGGCGAGCAAGCACGCTCTCTCTCTTGCCGTATATCCGAAAGCGATACGACTATACTCGAGTGCGATACTCTTATTACGTTTCTTTTCATTCATTGTCGCCTTTGTCTTGTGAAATATCTGCGGTATCTCTTCTACTCTTACCTGCTTTACCGGTAACAAGAGACCACAAATCAACATCACTATTAGAATGGTAATGCCACCTCTTGCCCTCCTGCTCATCTTTCGCTTTCTCTTCTGCCAAGTACTCA